TAGGTTAATTTTAATTTATAATTTCAACTTTGCGCGCTTTTAATATATTTACCCAAATCTCGTTTATAATACTTAACTATCTTCTGAAATAACTGACAATTATCATTGTTAATCGCTTCTATCACGCCCCGAAAATCGCCCCACTCTTTTTGATAATCGGAATAGTAGCCGATTGCTTCCAGCGCCAGCTTTGGATTTTTGGCCCACACTTCCACTTCAAAATTATTCTCCGCGCGCCAATCGCCGGTATATCCGGTAAAGACATAAAGATTGAGTGGATGCGCGATTTGATTCAATTCTTCTTTATCAAATACTTCTCCTTGCGTATAGGCGACTATCTTTTCATTTTTATATATTTTCATAGTAGTTTAATAACTTTCTAACTCCCCATCTTTTATTAACTTATTAAAAAACTGATTACAGTTTTCACAATATGATTACATATTGTTTATTTTACTCCTCTTGTGGATAACTCCCCATAGACATGCCCCGTTATAATTTTTATTATGTGGCTTTTCGGGGGTTATCCACAATTACTGTAAATGTAGCAAATTGTTTTTTGTTTGTCAATAAGCAGTTATTAACAGGCAAAAGTAAGTTTTTTTGATGGTTCATTTTAGACCCGAAACTACCCGTGCTGTTTTTAGGTAGTTTTAGCCAAAATAGGACAAAACAGGGTTATTGTATGTTTTGGGGGGTTGCCCGTTCTGAGGGGCGAGGGCTCTTTTATAGTATGTTTTGCTATTTTTTACTATTAGAAACATACTTCCGTATTTTTTTTATAAATAAATAAATAAAAAATAAATAATAATGTATATACATAACGGATACAACCCATTTTTTGTTGTTTGCTATGTTTGACAATTAAGCAATCAAGCAAAACATACCATTATTTCTTTGCTTCTTTATTGTATAGAAACAGTGTCGGACATTATACATTTGTCCGACATAAATTAGATACATTTTACCTTCATTGTTTCTTATGCTTGACATTTCTTTATTCTTTGGCGTATTATTACATTAAAACGAGGCGACTCGTTTTTTTTGTTATAAATAAGATGATGTTGTGTGTTTATATTTTGGTTTATTTTCGGTATAATTTAGTTATACATAAGGGGGTGGGGGTAATGTTTGATAGGGGGAACTTTTATGATTAACTTCAATAAATAATAAACACACACATCCAACTTCATAATCTTGACAAAACAACAAATACATTTCTTAATAAAATAACAAAACAATGTAATCGCTTTCAATAATGAACACAATCTACAATATAATCTTTTTAATAATCGGAATCATCTTAGGTTACTTTTTGGATAAAACACGAGTAAAAAAGGAAGAGGTAGCGAAGCTTACTTCTCTTTTGGTAAATAAAAAAACCCAAGTGGGAGAGAGTAAAGAGGTTAATTCTCTCTTAAGACCGACTGATAATGTTAATACCCATCATAACTCTTACTTTGATGAAGATTGACCAGAAAAAGTTTAAATATAATCAGGACTATCGGGGAATAATCCAAAGGCGTTTTGAGGATGATTTAACCCAGCCATACCAAAGGAATGGAGAAAGAAATCCCGAATTTATTAAAAGGTATGGAACGCAATTTTATAAAAAAAAGGAGAAAATTAAAAGCAATGGAGAAACAGAACCAACAAGATCAGAAAGACCAAAAAGAACCATCCTCTTCAACAGCCGAAAAAGCCGATTTGCTTGATTTGGCTAAAGATATTAAGAAAGACGAGAATGGAATTGTAAAACTTCATGATGTGATTGAGTCCCACCCCGATATTAAACGAACTTTTGCCCAGAAAATAAGGGGCAAGCAGGAAATGATTATAGACAGTATTACCAATCAGGATGTGATAGCGGCAGGGTTAAGGGATAAGGCCGCCTCCAGCAAGGCGCTGCATGACCAGGCAACGGAGATAGAGCGGGGTAGGCCGTTCGGGGGAGTGAATGTCGTTATTATTAAGAGATAGGCAATAATGTTCTTTTATAATCGCAAGAAACATCTTGGAGCCGTAAATTCGTCTCCTTGCTGAAGCGTACACAAAAACATGGAAAAAAATTCACAAGTCAATTATTTACAAAGTTCGTTAAACGATAATTTAACATTCACTGTAGCGGTTACTCCAAATACTACAGTCACTATGTCTAATAACGATGTTACTAGCGGAACAACAACGTTTTCCTGTTGGGATTACTGGCATCAGTATTACTACCCAGAAGTGATTTATAACAGTTACCCAGTTTATCTACGAGACCAGGCAAAAGACAAAGGCAAACAAGCGTTTGAGATTATTAAAGTTCTTAAAGACAAAAAGTTTGTCAATTTAGAAAAGGTTGGGGACTTTATAGATCTTATGGATGAATTAATTAAGATTCTCTAATTACAATTAAGTTTCTTGCGATTATAAGGGAGTATTAAACAATGGCAATTACATGGCAAATTCAGGAAAATGAAACGAAAGAAATTCTGGCCAGTTACGATCTTTTAAAATCGCAAGAGTTGTTTTTTGAAGCTGCAGAGCCGTATGTGTTGTATTCCGGAGGATTGGGTTCTGGAAAAACACTGGGCTTGGTTCTTAAGGGGATAGATATGTCCCTGAAATATCCTGGTAATTTTGGTCTTCTTGGGAGAAAGACATACAGGGAACTTCAAGACAGTGTTATAAAAACCTTCTTTGAGGTGGTGGAGGGCGAGCAATATAGGCATTTAATTTCCGGATATAGCAAGGCGGAGGCGCGGGTTAAATTTACCAATGGCAGCGAGATTGTGTTTCGGCATTTGGACGATGAGGCTCAAAGCCAGTTGAAATCCATGAACTTAGGATGGGCTGGAATAGACCAGATGGAAGATATACCGGAAGAAACTTTTATCACCCTTCAGGGAAGATTAAGAAGAATTGGGATACCGCACCAGATTTTTGGCACATGTAATCCAAGTTTAAGCTGGCTCTTTAAGCGGTTTAAACAATCGGGCGATCCGCATTATCGGTTGATAGAAGCGAGTACGCTCGAAAATTATCATTTGCCCGATGATTATATCCGGCGGCTGATGGAGTACCCAGAAAGTTTAAAAAAGTCGCTTGTCTACGGCATTTGGGACGAGAGTCTGCTTGCTGAAAAAGCGGTTTTCCCTATTGAATACATTGAAGCGCAATTAAGATTAATTAAAGAACCTAAAAAAACAATAGAAGGATTAAAAATATATGCTGAACCAATACCAAAAGGAGTCTATCAAATTGGCGTTGACCCGTCGGAAGGCATTGGTCAAGACCCTGCGAGCGTTCATGTGGTTAGCGCGGCGAACTTTGAAGTGGTTGCCAAGTGGCGGGGGCAGATGGAGCCGGCTGAACTGGCGCAAAAGGCGTGTGAAATAGCGGAATTTTATAATAATGCCAGGATAGTGCCGGAAATAAACGGGGTCGGGTTAGCTCTCTTGTCAAAATTAAAAGAAATTTATTACCATATCTACAAAAGAAAGGAATTTGACAAGAAATTCAAGCAGGAAATAGAGAAAATCGGCTGGAAAACGACCAGTTTGACAAAACCGATACTGATTTCGGGGATATTACAGGCAATGAGAGAGAAAAAATTGAAAATTTATGATAAAGAGACGGTTGCCCAGCTTAAAACCTTCATTAGAAGTCCGGAAGCGAGCAAAAAAGGAATGGGAGCGGAGATAGGGTTTCATGATGACGATGTTATCTCATTGGGACTCGCCTTAATTGACCTTAGTAAAATAGTTGTTCCCCTTCAATCGACAGTAGAACGGCCGAATAAAATGAACGCGATAAATTACAATTTAAACAACCAAAGACCCGATTACTTTCGAGACCTTATATTTGAAAAAGAGTATTCGGGGATAGAAACTTTATAATATGCCAGAAGAAATAAAACAAAACAAAGAGGAAGAGATTACTTCACCAATTCATGAAGAAGCGGTTCCTAAAGACCTGCCTTCGGATGATAACTTGGTTGAAATGATTAGTAGGTGGGAAGTGGAATCAAAACCTTATAACGACGAATTAAGAAAGGAGCAGGATTTTTGCGAACAGTATTATCTGGGAAATCAGACAATGAGGAATTATGTGCCGCAGTTTTTAAGCAACCATGTCACCAACAGGATTTTTGAAGCGATAGAAACAGCGGTTCCGATTATAACCGCTAAATCGCCGGAGTTCATCGCTTTGCCGGCTCAAGAAGATGAGGAATCGGCATTATTGGCTGACAAGACTCAAAAGGTTTTATCCGAACTCTTTGATAAATTAGATATAAAAGAAAAATTGGAAACGGTCGTACGCCATTTTCTGCTCTTCCGATTTGGGGTTTTAAAGCCGTTCTGGAATGAGATAAAGAAAAATATCGATGTACGGTATGTGCGACCCCAGTTGATTTATATCCCTCGATACGGCCAGTCGGTTGACGAATTGCCGTATATTCTTGAAGACCAAAGTTATACTTATCAGGATTTAGTTGATAATTTTGGAGCAGAGAAGGCGTTATCTTTGTTAGTAACTACCAGCGAAGGAAAACCAGGCGAACCTAAGAAATTGTATCAGGTTTGGGAGGCATCAACCGACCATTGGACTGTTTGGAAATGCGGCAACAAGATATTAAAAAAAGACAAGAATCTTTATTATAACTTTGAGGATGAATCGGAAAATTATTTTGAGTTCCCCAAAAAACCATATGTGTTTCTGGCAACATTCCCGTATGCCAAGGGCATGGTTTCGTCTCCAAGCATTGCTTATCAAGGGATTCCGCTACAAGACGCGATTAATACCATAACGAGAAAAATAATCGATCATGCAGTTAAAATGGGTAATGGAGCTTGGATGATTGATTCGGAAGTTATGACATTCGAAGAAGCGAAAGAAAAAATAAATAATGCCGCTGGTATAATTATTCACGGCAAAGGAGCGGCGCGACAGGATATGGTGCGACGGGACGCCCCAGTTCCTCTCCCGAATTATTTTATAGTTCTACTCGCGCAATTAAATAGCCACTTTGACAATTTGTTCGGACTCCATTCGACTACCAGAGGAGAAAGGGGATCTCAGGAGACGGCGACTGGAAGGCAATTATTAAAACAAGCCGATTTGGGTCGGTTAGACGCTTTTGTGAGAATTACCGAACGGGCAATAGACGACTTAGGCGAATGGCTTTTGCAATTAATGAAATTATTTTACGACACGGAACACGTGTTTCCGATTCTTGGTGAAGACGGCTCGGCTGAATTTATAAAATTCAAAAAAGAATCTATTCAGAAAGGAATGAAAGTTAAGGTGCGACACGGTTCAACTCTCCCAACAGACCCAGAAGTTGAAGCAAACAGAGTTATCCAATTATGGCAATTGGGAGCGATTGACCCAATTACGCTTTACAAAAAATTAAATTATTCTAATCCGGAAGCGTTAGCTCAAAAATTAATGTTATTCAAGACAGGTCAATTATTTCCACAACCTCAACCGCAAGTAGCGGCAGGTGTTCCGCCTCAGGCCGGTGGCGGAGGGCAAGTGATTACACCATAATAGTATGGTAAAACCAAATAAAAAAGCGCCATTAGGACAAGGAGGCCGTTTTGCGGCGTTGAAGACGAGTATTGCTGCCAAAGGAGGAGTTAGGAATCCAGCGGCTGTTGCCGCGTTCATAGGTCGTAAAAAATACGGTAAGAAAAGATTTCAAGGGTTAGCCGCCAAAGGAAGGAGAGAATCGTAGTATGCCATTTAAATCTTACTCGCAACAAAGATTTATGTTTTTAAGACATCCTGATATTGCCGAAAGATGGGCACATAAATACGGAACAGTGGAAAAACCAAAAGGATATAAAGTTAAGAAAAAGCGATATAAGAATTTAAAAAAATAATTAAAATTAATCGCCCAACTAGCGTGACTCGATCCATGTTAATAAGAGAATAGTTGGGTAAAATATAAGGAGAATTTCACGATGAGTGAAGTAGAAAACCAAAAGGATGTAGAGCTTGAGAGGATAATAAACGCCCCTGAAGTGGGAGAAGACACTCCTCCGGAGTCTTCGCCGGAAATAACAGAAGGTGAACCTCAACCGAAACCAGAGGAAAATAGAGTTCCTGAATCTCGGCTTAAAGAAGTGATAGATGAATTAAAAGCCACAAAACAAGAGATTAAGGAACTTACGCAAAAAGGTGCGGTTCAACCTCTCTCCGATGAGGAGAAAAAAGAACTTGAGGCAAGGAAGTTTATCGCCAAAGCGGCTCGCGAGGAATATGAAAGAATCCAAAACGAGAAAGCCGAGGCGGAAACTAAACGCGAAGCTGATATCGAGGAAGATATTAAATTTTATCACTCAATAGACAAGGACTTCACGGAAAAAATTGCCGAGGAAATTGGCGAGAAATATGGTACTGCAAAAAGTCCTATTTCAATTGAACAAGCCTATAAGATTCATAAGGATCTTAAGGAAATCAAATCCCAACTTCCAGGTGCTCCGAAACCAAAAGTTCCTAATCCTCTCAGGGCAGGAGAGTCGGTGCCAGCCGAAATCCCAAAAGAAGATTCATCTAAATCTATTTGGGATATAGCGGAAAGCATAAAACAGAGCCTAAAAAAGTAATTACAATTAATTCTTAGAAAAAAAATAATATGCCAGCATTAGGTAATATTGTTACTACTCTTACTCAACCTCGTTTGTTGAATAAAGTAGTTGATAACGTACTAAGTGGCAACGTGTTGTTGATGCGTCTCTTGCCGAAAGCAAGGACTTGGAGCGGTGGCGTTAAAATTGATATTCCAGTCAATATTAGTGCTTACACTTCTCTTGGGTCGTACTACGGTT